TTTCAAGATACACCACTTTGACAATCAAGCCCGCATGACCAGCCTGAAACAGATCGAGATTGCCCTACAGCTTTCACACGTCGCGGACCTACCCTTCCCGCCCGGCACGGTCTTGAGCGACGACCAGATCCCGCAGTTGCTCGGCTACAACCGGCACGACGTGGCCGCCACGCTCCGGTTCTGGCAAGAGTCTGCGGCGGCATTGGCGTTCCGGGATGAAATGTCGGCGGCACTGGACCAGGACCTGACCAACGCCAGCGATTCGAACATCGGATCCAAAGTGTTCATATCCCGCCTCAACGCGGCTCAACCCGGAATCTGCGGCAAGTCTGGATCTTGGCGGCAAACACCCCGCGCGCGCATCCCGCTGGCGGACTGCATCTTTCCATATGTACAATTCCAGACACCTGAGTTCAACCGCGTGCTGGACTATCTGCGCGCCAAGACGATCACCAAAACAAAAGGGGCGTTTGATGATCTGACGGCCACCTGCCACGGCCTCACGTTTGTGTTCGGGACCGGCGGCATCCATGGCGCGCAGGACGGCACCACCTGGCGCAGCACGCTGGACCGCGTGGTGCAGGGCCGGGACGTGCGCAGCTACTATCCCAATCTGGCCATCGCAAACCGCGTCTATCCCGCACACCTGTCCGAAGTGTTCTGTGACATTTACCGGGACGTGTATGAACAGCGGATCAGCCTTCCCAAAAGCGATCCGCGCAACAAGGCGCTGAAGCTGGCGCTGAATGCAACATATGGGAATTCTAACTCAGCTTACAGCCCGTTTTACGATCCGCAATATACCATGACGATCACGATCAACGGGCAGTTATTGCTCTGCATGCTAGCCGAACGGCTGGCCGTCATCCCGTCGCTGGAACTGATTCAGGTCAACACCGACGGGATTGAATACATTGTGGACCGGAACAGGGTGGTAGAGTGCGACGCGGTGTCGGCTGAGTGGGAACGCCTGACCGGGCTGGAATTGGAGTCCGAGGATTACGCCAGCTTCCATCAAAGGGACGTAAATAATTACGTGGCGATTGATGCGCGCGGCGGCGTGAAGTGCAAAGGCGCTTTCGAGTATCAGCACGGGCTGGGATACGGCGACGGCTGGCACAAAAACCAGTCGTGCAAGATCGTGCCTATGGCGGCTGAGGCGTATCTGGTGCGCGGCACGCCGGTAGTCGATACCGTGGCGGCCTGTGACAACGCGTTTCACTTCATGCACACCCTGAAGGCCCAGCGCAACGACCGTGTGGTGCTGGGCGGCGATCTGTCAGACTATGAGTGTCAATCGACGCCGCCAGACGCCAAGGGACGGCCCGTGAAGCGCAAGATGCACACGGGCGGGGCGGCACAGCAGCGGACGGGCCGATACTACGTCACGGCGCAGGCTGGCGCGCAGTTGTGGAAGATCATGCCGCCCCTGCCCAAGCTGCCGATGCACGACCGGCCCCAGGCAATTGCCAAGGGTGAGACGGTGCTGATGTGTAACGATTTATATGACTTTGATTGGGCGTTGCTGGACAGGGATTATTATGCGCGGGCCGCTCAGGATCTGGTGGACAGCACCGGCGGGTGACGGGAGGAACACCCGCCGGGCTTGGAGACACCACACAACACGGGCATTGTGCATTATTTTCGGCAGCGGCGCAATGGGGTGTTGACATGGTAGGTAATTGATGGCAATAAGGGTGCAACAGAAACGCAACCGGGAGATACCGACATGGCAACCTTTTACCACGCACACGTCGCAGGATTCACAAAGCATGCAGACAGCATTGCCGAAGTTCAAACATGGCTCGACAGCCTGCGCGGCAGAGTAGTCGGTGAAACTTTGAAAGTGTGGCGTGTTGTCGATTGTTTAGCAGATGCCACACCCTGCATCCACGGGCCGGTGACGACATGACCCACCACACCAAACACCCCTGCGCCGCCCACGGCTGGACTTCTTACCGCTACGCAGGCCGCTATGGCACAATCATGATCGGCGCGACCAGCACGCAGGACGCCTTGAACGAAGCAGACCGGTCCCTGACCCAAGGCGCGGCCACGGTTGACCGGCTGGAAATTTGGAACGCCCTGACCGGGCTTTATGAGAAGGTGACGTTATGACTGATATTGACCCTAAAAATGAAATGACAGACGCGATGGTGCGAACACCGTTTTTTCTGTCGCACGGGATTGAAGTAGCATTCAGCCTGCCCGCTACCGAATACACAATGTTTGAACCACTGACGTTCACCCCCGTTAAACCGGATGCCAAGCCATGACCCTCAGCAAATTCCGCAGCAAACTTTACAGCCTCGCCAAGATCCTTGGAGACGTGCAGGCCGCCACGCACAAAAAACCCGGCAAGGCCATCCCTAAGCGCATTGGCCGCCGTATCGCCGGGAAGATCACGGGCCGCTTGATCGGCTCATTATTTAAGCCAACCAGATAGGAGACTGAGACAATGAACGAACCAGAAGCACGCAAGGCGATGACTGACGCCACTATGTCCGCCCTGACATTGGCGGTTAAAGAGGGTATCCCCCAAGAGATTGATCGAGCTGACATAGTGGCACAGATTCGCCGCATTCACTATGAAGCGTCTATCCGCAAGGGCTTTACTGCCCGTGAGGCACTCGTTCTGTGCATGAACACCAACCTCACCTAAACCAGATAGGAGACTGAGACAATGAACGATGACCAAAAGCGTCAAGCGGCGATTGAATTCGGAAAAGATAGGGGATGGAAGCTGAGTGACGCGCCGTTTAGTTTGCAAACCCTTGCGCGACGAGGCGTTTCCGGTGATTCGTATTGGCAGAACCGCCCTGCGCAAATAATTGACCATTCTGATTTTTACAGAGTCAATAGGCGCGCCGCTGCCATAGTGTCCCACACGTATTTGCAGGGTGACGATTACGGACTTAAAATGGCTCAGGAATGCGCCGACAATTTCGGTTTGGTTTTTGAGTGGATCGGAACTGAACAAAGCTGGTATTATCCGGGCCGCACCAGCCTTGTTGTTTTTACCCCTGCTGACAAACACCCCAATCGGAGCAACTGACATGCACCTCTACCAGCTATGCTACAACGCGCGCCGGATGGACCGGCACAGTGAGGCGGAATTGTGGGCCAGGTTCAAAGCGGCCCGGCCCCAAGACGCATGCGCTGTCACACCGGCCCGTCCTGCACCGCATCCGATGCCCGAACAAATCGACGCGGCACTTGAATGGGCGCGCGAATACCTGTCGACAATGTAGACAATAGGTGGCAATAAGGATGCAGAGAAACACACCGGCAAGGAGCCACCGACATGCGTGTAATTTGTGAACATTGCGAACAAGAAAGCGACGAAAAAGACATGGGTGCAAACGCTCGCCAGACAGATGAAGATGAAATTTGGTCAAGCCATATCTGCCCTCATTGCAATTTTTGGAACTTCACACCTGCCGTTTGGCACGCCGAAGATGAAGGTCTTGAAATCATCGATTTGAGTAAGTTGGACTATTGATGACACCCACCACCAACCGGAGCAACCGACATGCAAACCATCACACCCACACTGACCCCGACCACGTTTTTCCTGCCCGCCGATGACCTGCGCGCGGCGTTCCAGTGCATCAGCACCGAACAGACCCGCTACTACCTCGGCGGCGTGCTGATCGAGGCTGAAAAGCTGGTGGCGCTGGACGGCCACCAGATGCTGACGATTGAATTGCCAGACGGATGCCACGTCGGCACGGAATGTTTTACTCAAGGTATGGACGCGCCACGGATGCCCGGAGCCACAGGCACGCCAGAAGGCGCGGGGTTTATCCTGTCTTGCGACGCAACCGACAAGGCGTTCAAATCCAAGGCGTCTGGCGGCGATCTATGGGTTTATGGTGACATTGAAACCGGGATCCTACAGTTTGTGATCAACCACGGCGCGGGCGGTGAAATGTTCCGCACCGGCGTGCTGGAATTCACGCGCATCGACGGCACCTATCCCGACTGGCGGCGCGTGGTGGCCAAAGGCGACGGGGGTACTAACAGTGTGTGTTACAATCCGACCGTGCTGGCCAAGCTGATCAAAGCCGCTGACGTGATCGAAAAGGGCAAGGGCATCCGGCTGACCAGCGGCGCTACACCGGGCGACTCGATTCGTGTGGATTTTAAGGGTCTTGATCGGTTGCGCGGCACGCTTTGCCCTGTGCGGTGGACGGGCGCATGACCCTCAAAGACTGGCAAGCGCGGTGGGGCCACCACGTCCCCGCACAGGCCATTGCCGAACTCACGGCTGTCCTGAGTCCCGTTATGCCCTTGCCCGCCCCCACGGCCCGTCACAGTGAGGCTGCGGGGGCGGCACAGATGCGTTTGGCAGCGGGCCGGGCTGGTGTGCCGCTGTTCCGGAATAATTCTGGGGCCATGACAGACCAGACAGGCCGCCTGATCCGGTTCGGGCTGGGCAATGAATCGCCCGCCCTGAACGCCCGGTGGAAGTCGTCCGATCTGATCGGGCTGTTGCCCGTGTTGGTGCAGCCGTCACACGTTGGCAAAACTCTTGGCGTGTTCCTAGCGGTTGAAACCAAAAAGCCCGGCTGGCGTCTGACGCCCGGCGACAAGCGCGGCCAGGCGCAGGCCGCTTTCCTGCAATCCGTGCGGGGGTTCGGCGGTGTCGGTGGATTTTGTTGCACAGCCGACGATTTTGCAAAATTATTGCTTGACGCGGCTGGTAATAACGGGTAATTGTAGGTTATAGAAACACACCAACCCAACCAAAGGAACCAACCAAATGAAAAACCTAACACAAGCAGATGTCGCCCGCCTTTTTGAGGATGCAGGTCTGACGATAGACATTCGCGGATCGCTCCGAGTTACCCACAAAACAGGCACATTTCTTTACGATACTGAGGACGAGGACGACCTCGGCGTCTATATCGCAATGCACCAAGACACCATTGATGCAAATGAAAAATACCGTGTAGAAGAAGAGAGGCGCGTAGCGGAAGAAGAGAGGCGCGTAGCGGAAGAAGAGGAATTAAAGGCCGCGTTCCTGAAAACGGATGAAGGAAAGGAGTGGGCGGAGAAAAGCGCATTCCCTACCATTGACGTTTCTGGCGGGTCTGAGACGGATTTTATGGGTATATTCGCCAACTGTGCCGACCTTAGCGGCGGCAAGCCTTGGCTGAAGAACACCTGACCCCAAGCGCAAAAAAAAAGGCCGCGCGGGGTATTGGCCTGCGCGGCCTAATAAAACCAAGAAACTCCCTCGCAAAAGGAAACACAACAGTGAAAGCAACCTATATCGACCACATGGGGACCGACCTGAGCGTAGTTAATGCCGCTCGGGTCTCTTTCGGGAAAACCTCAACCAAGCTATCCAAGGCAGATGCCGGCTTGATTGGGTTCCTCGCTCGGGGTTGTACCTCGGGTGATTGGGATGATATCATCGAAGATGTCATCAGCACATCCATGTGTGATCTCGTTAATCCCGATCTCGATCCTGTGGATGAACTCCGGCCTCTCCTCAAGCACATCCGTAAGATGCCTGACCACTGGACACCCTTTGGTCACACAGCGATCACCCTGCACATGAAGGCACCAATCTTCGTGGCTCGCCAGCTAGGCAAGCATCAGGTGGGCATGGTGTGGAACGAGGTAAGCCGCAGGTACGTCTCAGATGACCCTGAGTTCCACTTCCCCTCGGAGTGGCGTGGGGCTGCTGACAACGTCAAACAAGGCTCCAGTGATGGACCCTGTGCTCAAGACGAGTGGGCACAGAGCAAGTATCTGGAACTGATCGAGGAGGCTGAGGCCACCTACAAAGGCATGATCGCAGCGGGAGTATGCGCCGAGCAGGCTCGTATGGTCCTCCCACAAGCCATGGAAACTGAATGGTACTGGACGGGGAACCTATACAGCTTCGCCAACGTGTTCGTTCAGCGATCCGACAGTCATGCCCAGCGCGAAGTCCAAGAGATCGCTAGGCAGATCGGTGAGATCATCCAACCCCTTTATCCGGTCTCATGGGAGGCACTGACCAAATGAAATACACCGTCTATGGCACACCGGGTTGCAACTATTGCACCCGCGCCATGGACCTCCTCAAGGTCCACAGGAAATACCCGACACCCTAGAGAATAACACCCCAAAGGATTTCCCCTATGAAGCATATCCCAGAGATCACTAAAGAACTCGTTGAGTACCTTGAAGGTATCTGCCCCGATGCTTCTCCCTCTTTGAAATCAGGGGAGAGGGAAATCTGGTGGAACGCGGGCAAGGTCGATCTAGTGAGACACCTTCGAAGCATTCACGCCGAGCAAAATCAAACAATCCTTCAAGGAGACTAAAACCATGTGTATGTCATCTAACGCTCCCCCGCCGCCGCCGCCACCTCCACCGGCACCCCCAGTTCTCGAACAGATCGCACCTAAGTCTGCGGACAGCGACAAAGAGAGCAAGACCAAGAAGAAGGCCAAAGGTTTGAGCCGCTACAAATATGATGACAAAGGCTCAAGTTCCAGCTCTAGTCTCGGCGGTATCCCCAAGAAGACCGGCGTATAAACACCCGATAAATCCCTGAGAGGAACCCATGGAAAACCAAGGCACATGCCAAGCCCGGTACGAGCTGCTTGCGACCAACCGTGAGGTGTACCTCGAGAGGGCGCGGGAAGGCTCGAAGCTGACAATCCCAACGCTAATCCCTGCATCAGGGACAGGCAAGCATACCAACTATCCCACCCCCTATCAAGGCGTGGGTGCGCGTGGGGTAAACAACCTAGCGTCCAAGCTCCTGTTGTCTTTATTCCCGCCCAACTCTCCGTTCTTCGCTATGCGAGTGGATGACTTCATGGCGGACGAACTGGCACAGGAAGACGGCGCTAGGGCGAAGGTTGATGAACAGCTCGGGAAGTACGAGCGGTCAGTCATGCAGTCCATCGAGGACAGCGGTGACCGGTCTGCCCACTTCGAAGCCCTCAAACACCTTATCGTCGGCGGCAACGTCCTCCTATACCTCCCCAAGGATGGTGGAACCAGAGTGTTCCCATTGTCCCGCTATGTCGTCACTCGTGATGCCATGGGCGAAATGATCGAATGTATCATCGAAGAAGAGATGGCGTTCGCATCAGTGGCCGAGGATATACGTGAGCTTATCGCTGATGAACTCAATGCTGCAGAAGCTGATAATGGTCCTGATCCTAAGGCCACCGTCAAGCTGCACACCAAGTTCTACCTCGAGAACGACAAGATTAAGTCGTACCAAGAAGCGAATGGCGTCCGTGTCCCTAAATCAGAAGGAACATGGCCTAAGCTCAAGCCGCCTGTCATTGCTCTCCGGTGGACGCGTATCGACGGCGAAGATTACGGTCGTGGTTACGTCGAAGAATACCTCGGTGACCTAATATCCCTCGAGGGTCTCTCAAAGGCCCTACTCGAGGGATCGGCTGCGGCTGCTCGCCTCGTGTTCCTCGTGCGCCCCAATGGTGTCACCAGAGCCAGGGACGTGATGTCCGCTGAGAACGGCGCTGCTGTCTCAGGTGCTATGGACGACGTTCAGGCCCTACAGGTAAACAAGCAAGCTGACATGAGCGTTGCTGAAAGGCAGATCGGTCAACTGATCGAGCGTCTCAGCTTTGCGTTCCTCATGAACAGCGCAGTGCAGCGCCAAGGTGAACGAGTCACGGCAGAGGAAGTCCGCTACATGGCGGGTGAACTCGAGGATGCCCTAGGTGGTGTCTACTCGATCCTCTCGCAAGAGTATCAGTTGCCCTACGTCATGCGTGTTATTGACCGCCTGACAAAGCAGAAGAAGCTCCCCTCGCTGCCCGATGGTGTCGCCAAGCCAACTATTGTTACTGGTCTGGAAGCACTGGGACGTGGTCATGATCTTACCAAATACGACATGCTGCTCAAAGCACTCGCGCCCCTCGGGCCTGAGGTTCTGGGCCAGTACATGAACGTGGGTGATTACATTACCCGTATTGGCACCGCCCTCGGTATCGACCTAGACGGTCTCGTGAAGACCCAAGAGCAACTCGAGAAAGAACGGGCAGAAGCTCAACAACAACAACAGCAACAGATGATGGCTCAGATGGCTGAGAAAGCTGTCCCCGCCGTAGCCAAAGAAGGCTCCGAGGCAGTCCGTCAGGCTGTACAACCTCAAGAAGGCTAAATCAACATGGTAGAACAAGTAACCATTAAAGCAGACGAGAAAGACGATAGTCTGGAAGCTGCTGCCGCCGCACAAGATGCTGACAAGGCGGTTAAGGATGAACCAAAGCTGAACGGTGAGGATGAAACCCCAGAGCGCCCTGAGTGGCTCCCTGAGAAGTTCAAGACACCTGAGGACATGGCTAAGGCCTATGCTGAACTCGAGAAGGCCAAGAGTAAAGGCGAGGCACCTGACGACAAAGACACTGACGCTACCGCTGAGAAGGCTGTCGATGAAGCTGGTCTCGATATGGATGCCCTTAGCAAGGAGTACGCTGAGAGCGGTGAGCTGTCCAAGGAAAGCCTTGAGGCGCTCTCTAAGGTTGGCATCACTGAGGACATGGTTCAGTCCTACATCACAGGTCAGGAAGCTCAGGCCGCAGCGGCCCAGAAGGAGCTGCTCGAGCCTATCGGTGGTGACATCGAGGCGTACAATAAGCTGACCGCGTGGGCCGGTGATAACCTGTCAGATGCTGAGGTTGACGAGTTCAACTCGGTCCTCGAGACGGGTAACCCCTCGGCGGTCAAGATGGCCATTCGTGATCTCTCGTCCAAGTACGAGGGTGTCAACGGTACTGAACCCGGTCGTCAGCTCTCGGGTAAGCCGAATATCTCAGGTGCTGCCGTGTACGAAAGCACTGCTGATCTAATGAAAGATATGCAGAATCCTGAGTACGCCAAGAACCCCGCGTTCCGAGCCAAGGTCGAGGCCAAGCTGGGACGATCCAATATCCTGTAACTTCGGAGGAACCGATATGGTTTTCGAACGTACTCACGGAGGAGGTGATCCTTAGTATTCGTCCCTTGATGGAGGGACAGGGTTACTCGTTCCCTCTGC